GTCTTCTGACTTGAGTATAGGGACGCATTGCACCCCTCCCCACACTGGCCTGGCATTGGGTATTGATACGATGCCACCTTGACAATCACCATCAATATTGGGTGTTTGCACTGGTGGTTTTGTCTTCTTGCACTTCTCCTCTCGAATGGGCGTTATGATCTTGGCGACAATGTTCCTTACTAATGTGAGTGCTCCTGCAACAAATACTAGGGTCCATAATACGGATAATCGCTTCTTCATTAAACTAGGCATCCACTTCAATGCTAACAAATTACTCCAGCGTAAGTTGCGCGACACATAATAATGTGCGACTAAACCTGCGTGTTGATTGTGCATATGAATGAGTGCTGCGACTAACATGAACGTGAATATAAAATTGAAAAACACATGTTGTCCCATAAACGTTCTCCACATTGCGTTCAATATGTTGAAACCACCACATCCAACAAGACTTAAAGCTATAATCCTTCTGTTTCTTATCGTTGTTTTGGTGAGATGGGAAACTTCCAAGATATCTGGGTAGGCATTCAATATAACCCTTGGCACAAGGTCAATCAACCATGGATATGAGACACGTATGGGGTTATCCTCAAGTCTCCATGGGCATATTTTTTCTGCGGAATCTTCCAGTGCCTTCTGAATAAATGCGAGTGTCTTATGACGTGTTACTGGTATCTCGCTTTCAGGGCACTGGACTTCGACTTTATCTGGCAGAAGCACATCATCAAAGCACGCTTTCATGGGGTGGCATATACCCGTTCCCGGTTCACTAAAAACAATAGCATCTTCCGGCATTCTTAGCCTCCTAGGTTTCTTAAGGATACTCTTGGGCTTACCTAATTTGCCCAGTATTTCTTGTGATGTATACATAGGTCCTGAATTCACTGTATAATTTTTATATATATCCTTTTCCTCTTCTTTCACTTCCATATCTCCTTTTTGATAGACTGGTGGGGGCTCAAAACTATCATCATCAGCAGCACAAATACCACATATATCTTGTGGGAAACCATGCTTGCAGGTTTTATCCTGACATTGTGCTTGCTCCAAAATCCTTATTTGTGCCTCATGATGTTTCGTAAGCTCGTGCTCAAATAAGACAAGGAGTTGGAACAAACTAATCCGCGTAGAAGTTGATTTAGTATCATTTATAATAGATGGGGGCAAATCATAGTATGCCCACTTTATCACCATCTTATTTCCTTCTTTGACCGCTATAGGTTTCATGACATCAAAATCCCACAACTCTGTATTACCCATAGCCTTATTAGGGTCAAGACATTCTTGCTGTTCCTTCCTATACTTTTCCTTCACGAATGGGAAAACAGTAAAGGCTACACGTCTCAAAATAGAATATTCGTCGTTGACAAACAATGTTGCATGTAAATGAGCTACATTTGTGGTCAATCCTACTAGCTCGAAATTCATTGGTACCGCACCCTTAGACTCAACATCGGGTTTTAATGCAGTACACGGCACATTATTAATGATCTTTATCAACAAATCATGAGGTGTCTCACCCGGTGCAACTTTCTCAGCTCTCTTATTCATGAAATCATCCAACACCGCAACTATATGGTGCGAAAATACTTCAGATTGAAATTTATCTGACATGTTCACCGTGACTCTATATTCCTCATCCTTACCTTCTGGTTTCCAATCCTGTTCAGTTTTCTTCCATTTAAAAAATTTATTGATAAAATGATCATTCACTGAACTCTTTCCAATACCTGCGGGTCCCGCGATCGAGTAACCAAATGGGCAATACTTAAGACCAGAGGCAAGAGTGACCATCGTCGCGCGAGTAGCCAATTTTTCCATCTTTGCGTATAACACAGACAAAGTTTTTTCAGCAAACTTGTCTGGAGCTGATCTGCGTACTTGCAATATATGCTCCTTAATAGTCTTCAACTTTATTAAGTAATCTGAGCGCTGCATTCCGCGTTCCTGGAGCCTACCATTTTCAAAGAAAGGCATCCATGCTTCCATCTCAGCCACACGTAATTCCAAGTCGTGTAACTTATCAAAAGAATACCCAATAGGAAAAAGTGTCTTTTCCATAACCATAGCATAGCCATAATCTAAGAAATTCTGGAGGGAATCAGCTAACACAGCAAACACCTCAAAAGCTCCACCCTGAAT